GCGCACGAAAGACGCCATGCAATCAGGCACGGGACGCACAGTAGCGATTACCTTGCAAGGACGGTTCAGCACTTGGTTCATCGCACCCATGATCTGGGGGATAGGCCATCCACGGGACTTGTCAATGATGACAGGCTTGTCCGTGTCTTCGTAGAAAGCGTCGATGCAACCACGCATTGTCTGCGCCAGCTTCTTGCGTTCAGGATCGTTCTCGTTTAACAGTCCAGCCGAGTGCCATGTGTTGGCAAGCCCATCAAGGGCGTGGACAAGGCCAGATGTCGTAGAGACGTGGGTTGCAGGGTTCTGGTTCAGGATAGCCGCCAAAACGGTAGAGCCTGAACGTGGAATGCCAGAGAGGAAGTGTAGTGTTTTGTTCATGCGCTTAGTTTAAGTGGTTTTTATGGCTAGGGTGTACGTACCGTTAGCCTCAGAAATACTTGTCCATGTCGCCAATGCCCCAACTTGCTGGGGAGTAGAAAACGCATACGTAGTATTACCAAGCCCAAGTTGCCCAGATGTGTTATACCCCCATGCCCATAAAGTACCGTCTGTTTTAATGGAAAAAGTGCTAAACGCCGCCGCACTGATTTTTGCCCACGTAGTTAAAGCCCCAATCTGCTTAGGTGAGGAATAGTTTGTAAGATTTCCAAGACCAAGTTGTCCTTGAGACCCTTGACCCCAAGCCCATAAAGTACCATCGGTCTTATAAGCAACACTGTGAGCAATCGCCGCCGCAACACCAGACCAATTAGTGAGCGCTCCAATTTGTTTTGGAGAAGAATAATAAGTTAAGTTTCCAAGACCACTTTGCCCAGCGCCGCCTTGTCCCCAAAACCATACCGTACCATCTGTTTTGACGGCTAGTGCAAAACTGCTAAATCTTGAGCTACTAACACTAGCCCAATTTGTCAACGAACCAACTTGTTTTGGAGATGAGTAAGAAGTTGTATTGCCCAAACCAAGTGCTCCGCTAGAACCATAACCCCAGCTATATAAAGAACCTGATGTTGTAATTGCTAATATACGGTTATTACCTGCTGATAAATTAGACCAAGTAGTTAATGATCCAACTTGTTTAGGCGAGGAATAGTAGGTTATGTTGCCCAAACCTAGTTGACCATAATCGTTAACCCCCCACGTCCACAATGTGCCGTCTGTCTTAATGGCGGCGCAATGATAATTACCTACTGATAACTGAGACCATGTTGTTAATGCGCCAACTTGTTTGGGTGAAGAATAATTGGTTCTGTTGCCAAGCCCTAAAGCCCCGTAAGTATTATCACCCCAAGACCATAACGTACCATCAGTTTTAATGGCTAACGTCTGTCCATTACCACCATTTACTTTTGACCAGTTAATTAAAGCCCCAACTTGTTTTGGTGAGGAATAATTAGTAGTGTTGCCAAGACCTAGTCGCCCAGTAGTGTTTACACCCCAACTAAACAAAGCAGGCCCCGGCGGGGTAGGCCAAGTACTCGCCGCTATAGCAGAGTTCACCTGTTGCATTGTCCAGATGCCTGAGTATTGAACGCCTGAGACTGATGTTACGACTGGCATGTGATCACCTTAATAAAGCGTTGCAAGGGTGTGGTAGTACCCAGCGGAAATACTAAGCCAATTTGTTAAAACGCCAATTTGTTTAGGTGAAGAATAATTTGTAGTATTTCCAATTCCAAGTTGTCCGTAATTATTAGCACCCCATGACCAAGCAGTTCCGTCGGTTTTAACGGCGGCGGTGTAGTTGTACGCTCCAACAACAGCAAGCCAATTTGTCAAAGCACCCAATTGTTTTGGTGATGAATATACAGTTGTATTACCTAAACCCAACCTTCCAGAAGCCCCTTGACCCCAAGCCCAAAGCGTTCCATCTGTTTTTATTGCAAATGCAGAAGTACCCCCCGCAAACGGCCTTGCCCAAGCTGTTAAAACTCCTATTTGCTTTGGTGAAGAGTAGGTAGTAGTAACTCCGAGCCCCAATTGGCCTACGTTATTACTTCCCCAAGACCACAAAGTTCCATCTGTTTTAACAGCCAATGCAAACGGACTTCCGCCAAAGGTTGCGGAGACATAAACCCAAGTGTTTAATGCGCCAATTTGCTTGGGTGATGAATAATTGGTTGTGTTCCCAAGACCAAGACTACCATTAGTTCCAGCACCCCATGACCATAAAGTACCGTCTGTTTTTATGGCAAAAGCGGATGTTGAGCCACTTGAAACTTTGCTCCAATTCGTCAACGCTCCAACTTGTTTTGGTGATGAATAGTTTGTTGTATTACCAAGACCTAACTGCCCATTAGCATTGGTTCCCCAAGACCATAAAGTTCCATCAGTTTTTACAGCCACTAAAAAAGTTCCACCACATGAAATATTTGACCAAGTAGTCAATGAACCAACTTGTTTAGGAGAAGAATAATCTGTTCGATTACCCAGTCCAAGTTGCCCTTGGGCATTCTGACCCCAAGACCACAAAGTACCGTCCGTCTTAACAGAAGCAGAAAAGTAACCACCACCAGCAATATTTAACCATGTACTTAAAGATCCAACTTGCTTGGGACTTGAATAATATGTTCTATTGTTTAGCCCAAGTTGCCCATTTTGGTTGCGTCCCCATGTGTAAAGATACGGAAAATACGTATTCGTGCTCGTCTGAGCCCCAAGCGCATTAAAGCCGGGCTTAACAATGCTTCCTAAATTGTATTGGCGTATGCTCACTGGCTACTCCAATTTTAAGAAGCGATGGATTCGTAACTGATGGTGTATGTGATGCCGCTGGCAGTACCTGATGTCACTGAGATTGAAGTGCCCTCCATCAAGTAAATAGCCGTTGTCTTGTCTACAGCAATCACAGATGCACTTGCAGGAACTGAGATCGTAGAGATGACAGGGTAAGCCGTACCGCCCGAAGGTGCGCCGCCTTGAGCCACAGCGCCATTGCTGTAGATACTCACTGTTGCATTCACAGCAGAAGTGCCGTTCACGTTTGCGCAAACAATCTGATTGATCTTAAAGACCAGACCAGATGCGGCAGCATTGGGCAACAGCACTACGGCAGATGTACCAGTGGGGGTGTAGTACGTCGTAGTACCAAGAATGGACGTTACGTTGACAATATTTGGATTTGCCATGATGGTTCCTTATAGACCGAAAATCATTGAGAATGCTATGGCCTGACCCTTAGTAGCGCCGCTTGTAGCTGAATTGCTTGCGAGCAGTTTTACAGTTCCAGCATTGTTCTTAAAATACAACTTTTCATCAGTTGTATTAATAGCTAGCTCACCAGCAGCTAGGTCAGCAGCCAAAGGCACAGCTGCTGCTGTCGAAGTGCGATAGAGTTGAATGGGTGTAAAGCCTGATGCCGCCATAGTGTTACCTCAAGTTTTCAAGTTTGTAAAGGGTTTTCATGTGCACCCCAGTGAGCTCATCCACAATGTTCTCTAAGGCTGGAACCCCTTTAGCAACTTTGCTACGGTTTTCATTCAACCAAATTATATCATCGTGGATTGTTTTTGCAATGCTTTTCTCTTGGTCTTCAACATTGCCGATAATGCCAAAAGTGCCTTGATAAGCTTCAATCAAGTCATCAAGCTTCTCTATCACATCCTCGTAGTAATGGCCAAGAGCTTTGTGCTCAGCATAAGACTTGGTCTTCCAATGCGCAATATGAGCTGCATTCCTAGCATGAAATAAACGCTCAATCAGGTCTTCAATCATCAGAATGTGCCTCCAGAGATGCCGCCAAATACAGGTGCACCAGCGCCTGTAGACGTCAAAACTTGACCTGCTGTGCCTGCCGCAGTAAAGGCATAAGCTGTTCCGGTTCCATACGCCGCACCGCCTGCAGTTGCAGTGGCAGTTGAGTTTGTACCGCCGTTAGCAATTGCAAGCGTTCCTGCAAGAGTTACAGCACCACTAGTTGCGCTTGAAGGCGTTAGACCCGTAGTTCCTGCGCTAAATGTGGTTACACCACCAGCAGGTGCCGCAGCCCATGATGCTGTTGTGCCGTTAGATGTTAACAGATAGCCGTTTGCACCAATTGCCAATCGGCTTGCCGTGTTGACACCTGTCCCAAGGATCAAGTCACCGGTTGTAGTGATGGGTGACAAAGCGTTGAACGCTGCACCTGCTGTTGTCTGACCTGTGCCGCCATTTAAAATTGCCACAGTGCCGGTAACATTTGCAGCATTGCCTGAAATGTTGCCTGTAACTTGCGACCCCGGCAAGCTTAATGCGCTTAAAGTTATTAGCGTTGAATTGCTTGTCCCTGTAACATTAGCCGCAGTGCCAGTTGTGTTTTGATTAAGCGTTGGTACATCGGCAACTTGTATGGTGTTCATCACCACATTTGTTCCGTTGCCTCGCAAGTACGACCCACTTGTGACCGCACCAGCAAAAGAGTTCATTGCCGCTTGAGCCGTTGTTTGGCCTGAGCCACCAGAAGCAATTGCAAGAGTCGTAGACAGACCAGCCGCAGTGCCTGTTGTGTTCTGGTTCCATGTAGGTATAGCGCCTGCCAAGTCTGCGTAAGCAATACTAACCACACCAGTTTGCCCGTTAACCGAGCTGACTAAGTTAGTCTGGTCAATCTTCTGCCAAACTGTACCGTTAAAAATTGCCCAGTCACCAACTTGCCAATCAGTCACACCGTTCAAGTTAGTTGAACCAGCAACCGAGACAATATAGTAATAGCCGTTTGTACCAACACTAGAAGTCAATGTAGGTGTGTTAGTCGATGCATTCCAAGAGCCTTGGTATGACAAGCCGCCTGTAAAACTTGCAGTTGTGACGCTTGTGATCAC